AGAGGATTCAATACGTTGTTGTTGTAAATCTAATTTAATTTCTTCATCAGAGAATCCTAATACGTGTTTCTTAGCCCATGTAACAGATACCGGAGCAATACCTTCAATGGCTGCAACCGCATCTTTATACAATAAAATTTTCTCTTTCCAAATATCAATTTTTAATAAGTCAGCTTGAGATGATGGATTTGTAAGAGCTAATGTAAAGTTTGACAATTCATCCTCAAACCCTAATAAGAATAAATGAATAATTGCAACTTTATTTAATTCGGCAATCATAGATTTTTGAATTCTATTAATTGTTCTTGCAAAACGAATATCCATTAAAGATAAATTTTTACCATCACCTGTTACTTCCTCAAAACCTAAAAACGCTTTAGGAACACGAAGTGCTGTTAATAATTTCTTTTGGATGTATTCAATATCGGCAATCTCAGCCAAATTTTGTGCTCCTGGTAATGTATCAATTGGACTTGGTGCTGCAGGGTCACGAACAGGAATAAAGTAATCTTGGTCAACAGCCATTTGATTAAATCTCATATCAACATTTCCTGTTTGAGAATCAACCACTTGACTTCTTTTAAATTTGTTAGCCACACGTTGTACATATGGTTCAACGTCTTTATCATCCATATTACCAACATAAACTTTAAATACACGTCTTTCAGGTGCTCTTGAAGTTCTATAAATCAACATCGCATCTTCTGAAAGTAATAATTGTTTCCAAATACGTCTTGCTTTCTCCAACATAGAAGTACCATAAGGAAGTTTTCTGTCATCACCTAATAATCTAAAGTGAGCAATCTCCCAAGAGTTAAATTCCATATCTTTAGCTTTCCATTTAAAACGTAAACCTTTACTATCTGCCGGTTCTTCAACATTTGCCGATTTAGCGGCCATACCTCTCTCCAAACGTTCTATTTCAATGTTTGGTAATTGCATACACCCAACAATACCTTTTTCAGCATCCAATTTTAGATACACGAAGTTATCCCCATATTTACAAGTATTTCTTGTCCACATAGGTAAATTAGTATTTAAATCTAATACGTTGTTAAACAAGTCAGTTAAGATTCCTTTAATTCTTTTTGATTCAGAATAAATCTGTAACATATAACCATTTTGGTCAACAGTCGTTGATTCTTCACCATAGATATCCAAAGCAGCAGAAATTTCAGGAGTATACTCCATCGATTCATAATCATAAAATGAGGCTAAACGAGTTGGTTCATAATATACCGCTTGAGTATATAAATTACTTTCAATTTTAGTCCATTGATTGGCTAGATAATAAGTTTGTTGTGCCTGTAATTTTTCTCTCTCGTATTCGGCTTTAGACGTGGTTTTTAATAATTCCTTCTTATCTAATTGATATACGGGATAATCTTGATTCAATAACGAATTTGGACCAAATGCTTTGGATAACCTTTGCCAAACTGTTAAATCATTATTTTGATTGTTTTCCATATGAAAAATTTAAATATTTTTTTATTTTAATAAATAGTTTAGATTAACCAAATATCATCATGGGATTGTTGGTGTGGGGGTTGGGGTTGGATAATTAACTGGTGGTACAGGTATTGGGAACGGGTCACAATCAACGATTAAGTTATCACCATTTTCAGCAATAATACGGATAAAGTCCTCAGTTGCTAAGTAACAAATCTCAACAATTGGCGAAGGTGTCATTGTAGGTGTTGGAGTAGGTGTTGGAGTACTAGTTGGTGGTGGTGTAGGTGTTGGAGTTGGTGTTGGCTCAGCGGTAGGTGTTGGTGGAAGTGCACCACTAAATGTGTCAATAGTTCTAGGTCTATTAAAATCAGGTTCAAATACTTTAACACTTAAAATATCTTGACCAGGAACAACCATTCTAGAACCTGCGAAAATTTTACCTGATTTTTTTCGATTTACAAAACCACCTGATTTACCGACACCCAAATTAAGAGTTGCATTAGCATACAAATCGGCATTTGCATCAAATGTTATACTATTATTTAAAGTAGAAGTTTTTCTATCGGTAATACCCATTTATGTTTATTTGATAAATATTATCTTGTACCAAATAACCAGCCATATTTCATATAATCGTCTCGACTTATATTTCCATTACTAAATTGACTAATTCTTTCTCGAGTATTTGGTATTACAGGGTTAAAGGATAATGATTCACTTACATTGTCATTATTAGTGACCGCCCAAGAATCAATCATAGCTTTAGTATGCTCAGTAACTTTAGTTAATTTACTGAACGATGATTCGGCAACGTAGGTTGCCATCGCAATAGACATGATTAAATCGTCGTGATGACCTTTTTGGTGGTCAGGTCTACCATTCATATAAATAAATGTATTCATTTCATTATACAAACGAGAACTATAAATTCTAAATCCATGTCTCATTACTTCTTCAAACGAAGCAATAATTTGAACTCTTTTATTATTAAAGTTTATTCCCGGAATTTTCTCGGCTGCTTTTGGGTCGTATTTCCATTTATTTGCCGTGTCAACACCATCAACATATAAATCTTTATAATTCATTTCTTGGAGTTTTCTAGATGTTGAAACACCCATACCTCCCGTGATATCAATTACCACAAAACACGAATAGTTTGTTGCCCATTTATGACAAATTTCCGCCATAGTGTCCGGAGGTAATTTACCCACATACTCAGCAACTTGTTCTTGAGTATCAAAATCAACAATTTGAAATGAACTAAAATCTTCAGAATCCCCACGAGAAACGTCAACACCCATAATGTACTTGTGTCCAATTACAGGTTCTTTCCAAATCCAAAGAGCGTTACCCATCAATTTTGATTTGGGTTCAAGAATCATATTTTCACGAATTTTTTGCATCATAAGAGAATCAAATACGTTATCCCCCGAACCTAAAAAGTTACATTCTAACTCTTGGGATACTTTACGTTTATCGTATTTTAATTTCTTAACCATCGCCTCAAACCAACTTGAACAAGGTTTGTAACCGGCATCCATCAGAACTCTTAATTCTTGATAATTTCTATGTTCATATGGCATTTTAGACCAATCAAGAAATTCATTCGGATTGTAATCTTCTTTATTTAACAGGAAATGAATTATATCGTCAGTTTTAACCAAAAATAAATCTTTAGTATAACGTGGGTCACGATACCAAAACATTTCAGTAATTTTGAAGTCATTCATATTACGTAATGCTTGGTCGTATATTTCGTAGTAAATTGGGTCATATCCGTTAGGAGTTGAAACCACAATAACTTTACCCCCCGTAGATAGGGACGCCATACAAGCAGCCCAAAAGTCACTATCGGCTTCGATAAACGCCGCCTCGTCAAATACAAGTATGGTAGGTGTAAATCCACGCAAGGCATCTTTCGATGTTGCAACGGCTTTAACCTCACAACCATTTGTTAATTTATAATGTTTTTGGGAATTTTTTGCTTTATCAAAATCTACACCTGTCCAAGACGGCCATTGAGCAACGAACGCTTTTATTTTATTCGCCATCTCCAATGAAGTATCCAACTTATTGGCAATAATTAATATTTTCTCGGGGGTTTCTTTTCTTGCGAATACAAGTTTACGAGACATCCAAGCCGCGGTAACTGTTGATACCCCGGCCTGTCTGTACTTTAATGCTATATTTTCATTGTATTCTTCGTAATCTTCTAATAAAGATAATTGGTCAGGGAAAAGTTCTAATGGAACATATTTTTTAACCGTATTATCATATGTTTCTAAATACGTTCTTAACGCGTATTCAACATCTCTATTACATTTTACGTATTCAATTAATACTTGTTCTTTTGTTAAATTTGACATAAGTCGGATTGGTTTTTAGAACCCAAGTGCCGACAAATCAAAATCATCCAAGTCGTCGTCACCGTAGTCGTCATCATCATTATCGTCACCCATTTTATCATCATACTCATCTTTTTTCAAATCATTAACGATTTCGTCAACCATTCTTTGAATAAATTGAGCACCTTGTGGGTTTCCTTCTAATATTAGTTTAGCTACTCTTAAAAACTCTTGTGCTGATAGTTTCGAGAATCTCACAAATAAATAATGTTGGATATGTTTCATATCATCATCAAACAATTTATCAGGATACGCCTCTAAAAATTTTTCCCAAAATATTGGACCTAATCTAGAATCCCATATTTCGGCAGGTAATGTATCTTCCGCCCCTAAAACCATTTCGGCTTGTTTTGGGTCATCAGGTAAACCATGTGTTCCAAATACTTCATAAACACCTTTTACTAATTCGTGAACTAATAATGGAAATGTCATAGCTCTTGCTTTAACTGTTGGTGGGTCTGTTTCATCATCAACCTCACTTTGTCCCATTTGTCCTCCACCTGAACCTGCCATACCTTCCATATCCGGGTATAACCAGTATAAGTGTTCCATAAGTGCTTGTGTAACACCATAATGATTAAGTAAGTTAGGGTCTAATCTACTTAATTCATCACTAACTAACACATACATATGACCACCTTTAAAAGCTGCTCCTTGTATTAATGAGTTAATTAATCTTCTTTTTGATTTTTCTAAATTAAATTTTTCAAATTCATCAGCAAAATCTTCTAATTCTTCAGAATGGTCTTCCGCCTTTTTAAATGCGTCTTTAACTTCTTCATCACTAGGTTGTTGAGGTTCTGTCTGCATTCCTTGAGCCGCAGCCATAGGTCCGTGAACTAATTTAGCGTCAAACTGTAAAGACCCTTCAGGAATTCCAAGTTCTTTAACAACTAAATTAACTGCTAATCTTTCTAAATATTCTTTATTTTGAGATTCAACCTGTACTATTCTTTGTAAACCATTCATTACAGTCGACATTAGACCCATCATTGGATTATTTCCTTGAATTGCTGTAGTATCTCCCAAATATCTTCTTACTTTGTCTACAGAATCTTTAAAACGTTTAGAAGAGATTACTTCAATATAATCTTTATCACCGTCTTGTGGTAAAGCAGGATTTTGATTAAATGGTGTTTGTTTTGAAGTAATTTTTCTTTCAATACCCGGTTCCATTCTTTCAGGACCTTCATAATCAATTGGAGCTTCAACTAAACTACTTTTAATTTCTTTAAGTAATGAACGTTCATTTTTAGTGATTGTACCTTCAGATAATTTTCTTTCTAATTTTGTTTTAGCTTTTAAAATCTCTTCCATTTTTATATTTAAACTCATGATTAATCAATTTTAAGACCTATACTATCAAACGATAACCAAGTTGGTAATTCTTTTTTAGTAGCTTTAGGTGCCGGTTTAGCACCAGGTTTAGGTTTGTATGGAGAATCAGTTCCCGGTCTTGTTCCTGGTTTAACTTTTGGTTTAACAGGAGCCGTTTTAGTATCCTCATCAATTTCTTTTTCTT